TCATATTTTTACTCCTTTCTATCCTAGATTTTTTATAATTTCTTTTTCTCTGTCACTAAGTTCCCAGTAAATTTTTGATTCTGCATTTCCGAATATTTTCTTTGTTTCTGTCCGCTTTGCCTCTCTTAATTCTTTGGCCTTTTTATCTGATATCAGAAAACCTGCTCCATATATCGACTTTTTAAAAGCTCTTTGCATATCTAAAGTTTTTATAAAATGCACTTCATCTTTCTCAAATCTAAACTCAATATCTCGCTTTGCAAATGCTTCTAAGCTACTTGATGTAATTATATTATCCGGATACTTATAAGACGGCAATCCTTTCGGCTTGGATTCTTCCTGTGTTGTAGTTATCGCTTGCTTCAAGCCACTTGCACTTCTTATCCTGCAAGTGTCCAAATTTGTTATGAAGGAAGTGTTAACCCTTGCTCCATTTTCATATACGATTGACGGCGCGCCGTCAATTATGTATGTCGCATCTAAATCACTCAAGAAGAGTGTAAGTCTTGGAGCAAATAAAAAGAACTTTATATTTTTTTCTATGTACCATTTGCAAATTTTTGAAAGTATCGAAAATGGCGGATTATCTATCACGACACAATCTGCAGGATAGTCATAGCTTTCATAGTCGCCGCCCGGATAAAAAGGTCTTGCTATTTCTTTGCCTTCAAGGCTATATTCCTTTACCGCCCAATCTTTTACAGCCTCATATACCGCAGGCGGTGTGTAGCAGTCGTCTGTCGTCTTTTTAGGTTTAAATTTTTCTACAAATTCTTCGTATGTCTTAGACTTCATCTTGCTCCTATTTCATATCAGGAAATAAATTTCCCAAGTAATATTTCTTTTGATTTTTTTCATGTTCGATTTGAGCTTCTGTAAGCTCTATCTCTCTTTGAATTTGCCTCATAGCTTTTACTATGTAGGCTTGCGCCTCTTTTTCTTCATGCCAATCCAACTCAAATTTACTTACTACATCTATTTGTAAATTTATAGTTGTGCGGTACCTACACAAAAACTTTGGAAAGCTCCTGCTTACAGCTATAAAAAGATAATCTGTATTTATGCCGTCTTTGGGTATAAAGACGCAATATCTGTTATCAATTTCGCCTTCTTCTCTTATCTGACCGACAAATTCGTCCACGGCGGAAAGCTTTATATAACAACTTCCTGCAGGATATTTCTTTTTGTCTACGGCTCTTTCAAAGTCGCAAACTTCTGTAATATTTATTACCTTATTCTTTTTAAGATTCATTATTCATGTCCTCAAGTAATATTTGTCTATGCGCACCAATTATGGCCATGTCTTCTACAGGTCCGACAAGGTCGCCCAACATCTCATACAAGTCGCCCATGGTTTTTCGCTCCTCTTGTCTTATTTCTTCTAATTCTTTTAAAAGCGTTTTCATGTCCGGCAGCGGTTCAGGCTCGTATGTGTCCACGTATCGTGGAATATTTAAGTTGAAATCGTTATCTTTTATCTCTTCATAGCTTGCCACGTGTGCAAACTTCTTTACTTCTTTAAAATCAAAAAAAGCTTTCAGAACCTTGTCTATATGCGCCTGCTCCATGATGTTATTCTTTCCCGATTTGCTAAAATCTTTTGAAGCATCTACTACTAAGATGTTTTCTGAATTTCTCTCAAGCACTAAAATAAATACGGGAATGGCGGTATTTAAGAAAAGCTTTTCGGGCAATCCTATAATTGCCTTTATAAGTTTTTGCTCTACTAACCATTTTCGAATATCGCCCTCTTTTTGACCCCTGAAAAGAAGTCCATGCGGTACTATCGCAATGAGTCTGCCATCATCTTTTAAATGACTTAGGCCGTTTAAAATAAAGCCATAATCCGCCTTGCTTTTTGGAACCCCAAAGCCGTAAAAACTGTAATCCTTCGAGTCAGGAAAGTCCATGGAATATGGTGGATTCATAACGACATTATCGTACTTACCAACCTCTTGCACGTCATCAACTTTTACACTTATTTCACCGTTGTTTTTTTCAAGAACATATCGGCTTTTCACCGTATCTCTTAAACAGTCGCCCTCTTCTACTATGCCTTCAAGTCCGTTTAAAATCCCATCAAACAAATTAAAAGCTATGGTTCTTTGACTAAACTCAATCTCATGTATCTTAGTGCCGTGTTTTTTCGCCACAGCCTTTGCAAGCGCTCCCGTGCCTGCACACATATCTAAGCAAGTGCCATCTTTTGTAAGACTTGCCACAATCTCACATATGCAGTCGGGTGTAAAATCTTGCTTCAGGCTTTTTCTATCGCCCTGTTCAGATTGGTAATAGTCTCTTAAATCTGTGATGCCATTTTCACGCATCTTCTTGACCATATCGGTGATGTCACCACTATGGATTTTATCCATTATCGCGGTCGGCAGCAGGTAGCTTTCTTTTACTCCAAAAATTTCTAAAAGTGTCATCGTGCCTTACCTATTTCCAAATTAAAAAGAGGACTTTGCAGCCCTCAAACTTCAATTATAAATTTTTCAAATCTTTGTAATATGTGTTTGAGCTTATGCCTAAAAGCACGCCCAAAAACGTATCTACTGCAGTAATCGTGCCCACTACCTGTTCGCCATATGGCAAAGCCCAAATGCTTGCAAGTGCAAAGTAAAGCGTACCTGCTGCAGGCAGTAAAAACTGTGCTACCCACTTCAAAACATCATATGTATTCTTACTAAATTTCATCTTGCTACTTCCTTTCTTTCGCTTCTCTGAATTTTTCCCTTATATATGCCGTCTCTTCGTCAATATAGTGATTTTTTATGCTATGCTTCTCACAGTGGTCATAATACCTGCTTATAGTACACATAACAGTCTCAAATTGCTTTATTGAAAAGATATGGCCAAGCCTCAAATTTTCAGAAAAGTCAATGATTTGATTTCTCATATCGACCGCGCGCTTGTCATTTGTCTCTTCTTCAAAGCGCGTAAGTCTCTCGTTTATTTCTTTTACTTCCTCTTTCGTCTGTGAGCTTTTCAAAGCTATCTCATCAAGCTTCTCATAAGTCTCACGATTTAAGATACTACCCATCCACTTCACTGCACGACTAAGTGGATGCAGGGGGATTTTCTTGTTAAACTCTATAAGGATACTCAGCCCCCCGACTACCCACGCTATCAGCGATATAACGTCCTTCACCTGAAGGGCTAAAAACCAATCTCTAAATAGATTCAAAGCAAAATCCCCCTTGTCCTTACTTATTTATCTCTTCGGCGTTGGAAGGTGTGGCCAACTCTGCATTATCATCCGCAAGTTCCGGATGTCCTTTTTCCTTCAATGACCTCTTTACACCCTTCTTGAAAATTGGAAGGATATCCCTGTACCTTGTCTCTCCGTTGATAATTGCCGTCGCAAACAGATCGTAAATTGCTTTCATTTTTTATCTCCTTTTTCAAAAAATAATATTAAAAAAGGACTTCTAATATTAGAAATCCTTAATTTGCACCTTCATCATCCTCCACGGTATCGGGTGATATACTTGCTATCATAGTAGAATTAGCAAGTATAGCTTTTCTTGCCTCTTCGGCCTCAGCGCTTCGCTTATTGTTCATCTCTTCAAGTCTTTTATTTGTCGCCTCAATTTCTGCCTGCAGTTTGGCCATATCGGCCATCGGGGTCGCGTGAGTGACTGCAGTATGCTCCTTACCGCTTACATCTATGCTGTCTATAATACGCCCGTCCGGTATCTCAAACGTACCAATCTTTATGTTTTTGATGTCGAACTGTTCTGCGGCTATTGATATTACAGTACCGTCTGGATTGTAAAAAACCGTGTACCTCATATTTTACCTCTCTTTCTTAAAATCTAAATGATATTGAACTATGTGCATAAATATAAATATTAAGCCTTACCGCGCCAAGCGCTTGATTAGGTCCGTGATGGATTAAGCTTATATTTCCATAACCATCTCTTGCTATCTCAATTTGTACAGGGGTGTTTCTGATAAAAGTACCGAAAAAATTGCTGTCACCCTTACTCACAGGTATTCTTCCAATTAGATAACAACCATTCCCCTTATCCCTTCTTACAAATCCGTCCCATACGTCTTCTCTGATTGT